CAATCCCAGCCTGTGTGGAACGGGGTTGAGTGGATCATGGTTCGGAATCCGTTGACTTGTCTACGAAAAGATCCGATGTGTCTAATGCCAGTAGCTAACGACAAGTGTATTCGCAAGTGGCGGTACGCTGTGTCCATGTGCGGGATGTCCTTGGTGTCGGGAATCCCTATCATGCAAGAGTTCTACAGGTGCATGGGACGCGGAGGCATCAAGCCAGGTGTGAAACACTTGAACCGCATGTTTGCCAATACAGGGGTGTTGGAACGTGTGGCTGGGCTTGATCAAGATGAGCGAGCGGTTCACCCGGACGCGCGTGTGAGTTTCTATCGCGCGTTCGGTGTGACACCGGATCTACAGATCGCGTACGAACAGTACTACTCAGGACTGGAGATTGGGTCGTTGGAAGCAGGAATAGCAGTTGATGCATCGGTTAGTCGTGAGACGATTCCGATCATCAGCGAGGCACCGCTAATTTTCTGCCACGATGAATCCGAAATCAACCATTAAGAAAACCACAAGCAAAGCAAAGCGCGGAAAGCTGACCATCCCCGCAAGCATCAGAGATGACCCCGAAGTCAAAAAGTATTGGTTGGCACTCACAGATCCGTTTAACCCTGAGGCGGTGGGTGCACGTGTCCCTGACATGTACGCTGCACATACTGCAACGTACACTATCCGGGCTTCGCATTCCATCACCGCGGACGGTTCCGGTGGAGCATCCGCGTTCGTCTTTCCGAACGTGGTTGCGTCCGCTTACCTCCCAGCAGGTACGAGCGCTGAATTTCTCACGACGACGTGGGGTGACAATCTCACCACAGCCACGTCGCGTTGGGGGGTCAGCGACGCCTCGTTGGGAGCCAAGTTGGACAACTATCGAATCGTCGGGATGGGAATCCGAGTGACCAACCTTTCCAGCATGACGAACACTGCCGGCAAATTTATGCTAGGCGCCTTCCCTGTCGAGTCGACATGGCACACCCGCGATTTCCAAATCAGCGGTCTACAAATCCCAGTGAACGCAGCCACCACACGCGCCGCCACAGTCTCTGACTGGGGTGTCCCGTTGAACGTGGCTGGCACGTACACTCCCAGTCTGTTGGTTCAATACCCAGGCACGGAGGTGCGCAGCGCGCTGGAAATTGGAGAAAGTGCATTCGATGTTGTCGC